TGCTACTGTTTCTGTGTTTTCTGACACTTCATTACCTCCTTCTTCGTTTGCCTGTTTTGCAATTGTTTGTGTTTCAGGCAACGTTAATCTTGTCTTCTTAAATGAAGCAAGAATCTTTTCTATTTCTTTAGCTTTGTTAACATCATTTGATTCTACCCAACCAATTAATTCTGCGTTTTTGCCGCTTACTGGGGATACAAATGTAGATTCTGTTGACATAAATACAGAATCGCTTTCTTCGCAATAAAAAATATTTTCTACTTTTGTTTCTGCTGCAATTCCTTTAAATAACAATTCACCATTCATTTTTTGAATTGAAAGGATATTGCACAATTCATTTGCTGGAGAGTCTACGACTGACAACTCCATTAGTGCATAATCTTTAATAAATCTTACTGTTTGCCCTGTTGCTTTATTAACTTCATTGTCAGATTCTACAATCTTTCCGCCAATTGAAAATCCTGATAGAGTTCCGTCAAGAACTTTTTCCCATGTATCCTGTGCACCTTTTGAAATATATGCATCTACATATACTCCATGATAAAATTCTCCACTTTTTGGATCATAGAATGTTTCTGGTCTAAAGGATACCATCTTTCCTACAGCATTTGGTCCGTGCATCTCACGAATGTTTCCACGGAAATTTTCAAATGCTTTTAAAGATGCTTCTGCTGTTACAACATCTCCAGTTTGATCTAGATTGTCTAGTGTCGCAAATCCAGAAACAGTTCTCTTTTCACGGTTGACTTTTGTGAATGGAACTGATAAATTAATATTTTCGCCATTGCTGGACCAATACGATTTTTCAATATTCATATGCTTAATTTTATCTTTCTATATATAAAAAGGCAAATAACTAGTTGCCTAATAATTAAGCGGTGACTCTACCTTCACCTTTTGTATTTCTGCCCTCCCCTGAAATATCTGGGGAATTTGCAGAACGCTCCTGGGTTCTATTTCTAGAATTTCCAGCCTGAGCCCTAATTTCAGATTGTTGTTGAGGTTTTAAAATAACTACCTCGTCCCCACCATCCATAGGAATCATGCCTTTACGAATTCTAACCTCATTAGGGGTAATAACCTGCATACGTAAATATCTTTCATCAATTTTAGACTGTGTATCTTCGTCTGTAAGGGTGAGCTCATTAAATTTAAGAATTACAGCATCTGTTTTTTCTGCAATAATTCTATTTAATTTTTTCTCTAAAATATCTTGAGCTGGTCGGCAAACCTGTTCTTTAAACATTTTATCTGCGTCACGAGCAGAGGCTAAACTAATTCCTTCTGGGACTCCAATTTTATTAATTGGAACTCTATGGGCCAATAATATTTCATCTCTATTTGCTTTTCGATATACGTTAAATGATGACTCTTGTGAATTAGCCTCAATTGGTTCCATCTTAAATTCAACTTTAGAATCTGCGCTATCTGCTGGAAGTGGGACATATAAGGATCTGTGATTCTTTCCCTTAAGTCCTACCTGGAAAAACTCAAGTAATTTACGCTCAGACTCAGGAGATAGCTTTGCACCTTTTACTGTAATAATATATCTAGGGACAGCCTTATTTTCGAAATAATCTAAATTATATTTACCAGCAAATTCGTTTCCTGCCATTGCATTTTGTGCAGCAATAATATCTGGAATACCGTAGTAATTATTCATTGGAGTATATTTCTTTAAATGAATAATTTCATTTGGTCTATCTTCTACACCTGCAATTGGATTTGGAGTTTCTGTATCTCCAAAATTTCTAAAATATACTGCCTTACCATAAAGTAATTGAATAAATCCATCACGCAAACGACGGACACGCATTGTCTTTGCAGGAATATGTCCAATATAACCAATATTGCCAGAGCTTGTTCTGCCTATTTCAATATAAGCATTTCCTGTTGCTTCAAGATCTGTGTATGCTTTTATTAATGTTTCTGTAAATGTTTCTTCTTCATTACAATCTTCTAGCCATATATCTAAATCTTGACGAAGTTTATTTAGCTTACGACGTGCACGTTCTAATTGCTTTTCATCTTCAATTGAATCTAATGCATCATTTGCTTTTTTTGTTTCAACAAATGTGTATCCAAGGCCAACAATGTTTGCCACCTTTGCATTAATTGCTGCATAGTTATATGGCGATATCTCATAAATTTTTGATAGGTATTCTAGATTATATACTGGCTGGACTAAATCGAACATAGCATATCCTGTTACCGCTTGTTGCAGTAGGTTCTGCTGAGTTCCAGTTCCTTCTTTTCCTACAAATCTTTTTGAAAACTCTCTAGACATCTTTCGTCTAAATGTTGGACTTAATCCATTAACTTTTCTTAATCCATCTTCATCAATATTAAATGGATCATTGTCTATTGTAACTTCTTTGCTATTAAATTTAAACCAGTCTGCGGAGTTAGATATACTTATCTCTTGAGATATATTATTCTCATCATCAATAAATTCCATTATGGTCTTCCTCCGTTTTTCATATTATCTTTATAAACTCCAATATCAAGTGGATCTGGCGTCAAGCCCCAGTCTAATCTTTGCTTTTGATACTCAAACTCTTCATCATCTATTTTGCGACGACCAGATAAAAACTTAGGTTTACCCTCATATATTCCATATGATCTAACTTCTCTGGCAAGTGCATCCATTCTAGACTTGTTGCCTTTTTTAGATGTTACAGACAAGAAGTTTCCTTCATCATCGCCAATCCATCGTCCGTCTGGCATTTCCCAAACATAAATTCCTAAAGTAGTCTCTTCTATGAGCTCTTGATTCATTCTTTTAATATCCATTAGGTATTTATTCTACCATTATTTTAAATTAAAGTCCATATCTTGTCTGGATGGATGACAAATTTAGGAGTTTTGTATCACAAGCCAGTCATTATTATATAGGTTTACTGAATTTTCTGACAGCATGGTGGTCGAACTTTCTGCTGAATATCTGGATTTGTCAAAATATAATCTATAGTGATTATTTATTTTATTTAAATCTAAGGAATCTGTATATAGTGATAAGTATTGATATACACCCTGAGATCCTGATTCTTGACCTCTATTAAATATTAATGGCCCAGTTATAGCATTTGTAAAAGATATTACAACATGATATAAAGATCCTGGGGTAAATATATTTTGCATATTGGTTTCAGATGTTTTATTTTGTCCATTTATATATATTGACTGTATATTGGTTTTTGATATTAAAAAGTTATTATCCCATGAATAATCTGCTGCGTCTCCGTCTCCAGATTCTTCTGCATTTATTAATGATGTCGGTAGTGTAATAGAAGTTCCTGGTGGCGTAATATAATATGGTGTATAGAAAAATTCTATTGATTTTATTAAACTATTAGTACTTATACTGAATCCTGAGTCGGCTGGAACAAATATTCCATTATTTTTAACTCTAGAATATATTGGGTACTTGCTTGCGCTTAAAGTAAAATCATAACCTGGTATGCTAGATAAATAACTATTTCCATTTCTTGAATACATAATTAATTGATTATAAAAAGATATATATAGTTTATATAATTTTGGAGAATATTTTGAAGCGTCAGAAGATGACATTGTTATTTTTATATAAAGAATTCTTGCATCACTAAAATTTGCTGAGGTGAAGTCTGTGATATACCCACCATTAATACACCCTGAGTAATTTATTCCATCAATACTTGTTTCTACTGTAATGCCGTTATCTCCATGCCATTCTATTTTGGAAGAGTCCATAGGAATTGCCGCAGGTATAGTTATTATATCTTCAATAATAACATCTTTTGATACCGCTGTTTCTGTTTTAGCTAATTCTATATAGTTTTCTGTTCTATTAAATACTATATCTTCATTTAAAAATGTTTCCCATGACTTGTTTGCTGGATAGGAGTATTCAAAAGTTTTACTCATTTGATTATCTACAAATTCAAATAGTTCTCCATTATCTGGAATAACTATCTGATACGGTATTGTGTATCCTACATAAGAATAGTGTGAATAAATTTGATCGCTATTTAAAGAATATCTATAAATGGCTACGTTATCTAAAATAAAAGAATCTTCTGAATCTTCTGTTGGTCCTGATTGAACTTCTAATGATGTATTGCTAAATGCAAATCCATTTAAAGTTTTAGATACTACAAGTTCTCCGTCTACATAAAGTGACATTTTATCTAGAGAATATGTAGCAACTAAATGTAATGATTTATTTAAATTTAATAAAGTATATTCAATTTTTTCATTATTTAGTTTAAATACAATATTACCATTATCCCAAAATAATCCTATATTATTTGATTGGTCTGCTAAGATTGTAGTTTCAGATGCCGAAGTAATATTTGAATAAATCCAACACTCTAAACTGAAATCATTATCTGAAGAGTAAGCGTTTGCAAATCCAGGAATAGGCAGTGATTCTTGAGAATAGCTATTTAATAAATTAAAGGTTATATATTTGGTATCATTAATTACTCTAGCTATTAAAGATCCATCTGCTACTAATGGAATATCCACAGTTTCTATTCCGCCAACTGAGGTGGCGTTATTATCACATCCAGAATAATCAATTACAGATGTACCAGAAGACTCTGCTAGCTGCCAGTAACCAATTGGCAAGTCTTTAAGGATTAAGCTTTTATAAGACATTATTCTATTATACCTTAGATTTATTTACCAAAACTTTTCTTCAAACCAAAAGAGTGGAATCATGTATTTTGATCCAGAAGAAACTGGTTTTGGGTCATGCAAGTATGGTTCATATGATGGGAATATTATTAAGCTTCCAGCGCTTGGTTTTAATTTGATATTTTGATTTGGAAATTCAATTTCTCCACCCTCATAATTATCATTTAAGTAAAAAACCATCGATATAGATGGCTTATGTTTATTTGTTCTATCTTCCGTATCTACATGAGGTCCCATATAAGCATTAGTATTATATTTATTAATTGCAAAATAGTCTGGCATGTGTCCAGATTTATTATTAGTTTTTTTACAATAGTCTTTAACGCATATATCCATTAAGTCTTTAATGGTTTTAGCTATGTGATAAGTATTAGATTTATTATGAGAATAGTTTAATGCAGCCGAGAATGATCCGCTTCTAAATTTTCCATAAAGAGAATTGGTATTACTTGAATACCAATCTTTCCATGGAGAAAAAAATGTAGAATATTGTTCTTCTACATTTTCTGACAACTTAATAAAATTATCTACGTCTGGAATTAGATTTTCGTAATATATAATTTTATCTTCAAGACTGGTAATTTTCACTTTTTTTAATTTTTTCTTCGTAAGAAATTTGTTTTCCATTTTCAAAATAGAGCATAGCATATGGCATTTCTTTAGCAATTCTTTCTTCTTCCATTGCCAACCATTCTCTTGGACCGTAAATTTTTTGTCCCAATAACCAATTTTGTGATCCTTCATAAGGATATGTTAAAAAATTTCTAATAAAAAACTTTTCTCCACTTTTGATAGTCTTAACTCCATGATAATAAGGAGGAGTAGAAGGAAATATTAAAATATCTCCAGCTTTTGGCTTATGAGAAATAAATTGATTATCTATAAAAAATTCTATATCTCCACCTTCATAATCATCATTTAAGTAAATGGTGCAGGTCATAAAAAATTTTTGTCCTGGGAGTTCTTTTTCAAAAATTTTAAAATCGGTATGATATTGCATTGCTAAATTATTTTCCAGAACATCTAGATCTTTTTTATATTTAGAAAAAGATGATGTCATTAATTGTGTACCTTCTGGTAGGGTGACTTGATTTCTTACTATGTAATCCTTTAAAGCTTTATTATATACTTCATAAACTGTATCTGATAGTTTTTTCTCCCTATCATACATTTCTCCATATTCTCTTGGTTCATGTGCTTCATGTTTTTGTTGAGTATATGTTCCAAAAATTGACCATTGGTCCCATTTTCTTAAATAATATCTTCCATTAGAATTTTTTTCAGATTCTTTAATTGTTTCTATAAATTCTTGTATATTTGGAATTGCGTCTGGGTATACGTCTATCTTAGGGTATAACGTTTTATAGTTTAACTTCTCTTCCATGGCTTACCTTTCTATTATAATCCATATTTACTTTTATATTGAGGAACTATTCCTGCTGCTCTATCTTCTGCCCACTTTTTATACATAACATCTTGTTCTGCACGAGTTACTTTTAACTCTGCTTCCCAGGCTGCTCTTTGTTCATCTGTATATACTGCATCTGCATCGTCCCAAAATGATCCTATAGTGTATCTTTCACCAGATCTTACGGTTGTAACTTCATGCTCATTTCCATGACCGCCTCTAAAGATTGCAATCATGCCAACTTCAGGTTTAATATTTATAGGATAATGTTCAAAATTTAAATATCCTCCTTCAAAATTATCATTTAAATATAAAAATGATGCATATTTACTTCTTTGAAACGCTGTTGGATTTCCTTCTTTATCTGAATTATCTGAATGAAAGTCTGCAAATGCTCCTTTAATCCACTTTTGAGCATGATAACTAATTTCTGAAAGCTCTTTTCCGAAACAATCTTCGGAAGCTTTTTTAATTTTTTCTTTTAAAGAATGAAAATATTTTGGGTCAAATCCAAAAGGAATTAAATTATTGTCGTATTCCCAAAATCCCATTGCATATGATTCATAAAATGAAATTTCGTTCCATTTTATATATCCCATCTGAACAGACATTTCTAAGTAAGCAATAATTCTATCAGCTTCATCCTTAGTTATAAAATTTTTAATTGTAAAAACATCATCTTTATGCTTTGTAATTTCAAACATTTTTTGATCCCTTTAATTGTTTAATAGTCCAGAACCAAGGAGAAGTATACCTACATCCTTCTTGAACTATATTTACTCCATGGATATAATTTAAATCTCCTGGGAAAAAATATGCTGCCCTAGCTTTGGGTTTAAAAGATATCTGTTGTTTTGGAAAATGTAATTCTCCGCCTTCATAGTCATCATTAAGATAAAAAATAGTTCCTAAATCATACCAAGGAAAATCATTTTCTGTTCCTGCATCTGGTCCTTCGTGTAATTCTTTATCTGCATGTGGGAACTGATAAGTTCCTTTTGGCCACCTAACAATTGCTGGATTTGTAGATATTGCTTCTACATTATAAAATTCTTCTATAATAGGCTTCAGTCTATCTATAATTTTTCTCAACATCAAAACAATACTTTCATCTGCTTTCATAAGCGTATTTAAAGTTGCTACTCTATTTTCCCAAACTCTATGGTCATAAATAATAGTTCCATTTTCATTATAATGAGATTCTGTGACATCCCATATTTTATTATTTTTAGCAAAATTTAATAAAGTAGTTTGTTCTTCTTCAGTTAAAAAATTTTCTATTTCTTTTATCATGTCTGGGGATGATCCAAAATATCCAGATGGGGTTATTGACTGTCTGGATTTTCTTATGTGCCTTCCCTCTTTTAAAGCATCATAATTTAAAATAACATCTTTTTCGTTAGCATTTTCAAATACCATAAATATTTATCCTATTCATATTTTTTAGGAGACCAAATTGTTTTTTTGTATACGCCTCCATCTTTTACTCTAAAATTTTTTGCAGTTTCCGTATGCTTTATAAACATTTCATCTTGACTATGCATAACGGTTTTCATACTATATTCTTCTCTTTTAAATGGAATTATTTGAGCATATGGTGTACCTTTAGGGAGTAGGCCAATAAAATCATTTTTTAAAAAAAACGGTAGTAGCCCAGAAATAGTATACATATCGCTATCAATAATACCATTAGTTGTTAAAAAAGGTAAATCGTACCTATTTAAAGGATGCATAATGATTGAACTATATCCTGGTGGGGTTTCAATAGACCAATTTGGCCACCAATGAAAATGTTGTTTTCTATATCCATGTGGGACAGGGAATCCATACATATCATCTCTTCTTCCACAAAATTCTGAAAACCCCTCTTCTGTTTCTACATAAATATTGTCTTTATACTCAAAAAATGCTAAATCGCAAGGAGTTGTTAATAAATATCCTAAAGAAAAAGAATCTAATAGTGCTGGGCACGATTTGAATCCTAAAATTTTTCCAAAATTATTAATTAAATCTTCACCTTTATCATTTTTCCAATATTTGCTTGATTTTGAAAACCAGTCTGGTTGTTGTTTTTTTGCAGGTATTGGTAAATAATTTTTTGATTTATTATTATATTCTCTAGATGAATGAAAAATTATATCAGTCATTTTTATTATTTACATGAAGCCTAATAGCTTTTACTTCATGCTCTCCTATTTTTTGCCCTTTATAATTAACAGCATCTCTATAAAAATTTGTCCACTGACCATTATTTGTTTTTTCTTTAACTATTTCTACATGCTCATCTCCATTCAAAACTACATTATGTTTTATATTTTTAGGATCATCAATTTCAATAAAAGAATTTTGTAATTTGGTTAATGATATTGGAATAATAGATATAAATGGTTGATTTGCTTTTATAGTGATTTTTGTAAATGGTTTATTTATTCTTAAAGCACACGGAAATTCTCCTTTAAAAAATGAAGTGCTCATTATTGTTGTAAAAGCTTGAGCTCCATCTATAAACATATTTGGAACTGGCATCTGTAGTAAACTCACATCAGGGTCTGTTTCAAAAATAATTCCTGTTTTAAAACTAATAGTAGCGTTAGCCCTTTCAGTATAACAATACTCTTCTCCTTCTAATATTTTTACATGATGTCCAGAAGTATCTGATATCCCGTCCCATATAAATGAAATATCTTTAGGAAAAGAGAGACCCCAACCTAAGCCATTTGCTAAAGTAACTGGGAAACATCTATAGGCATGACCGTCTACAGTGTTATCCATCCAATCTCTTTTAATATTTATTTGAGAAATATTGGCAGAATTATCATTTGTATATGCTTTTATTCTATACATTATAAATAATTTTCTGTATATCTTTTTTCAATTTTTCTATAGTCTGGGGTATGAGGAGCTTCTAAATAGTCTAACATTGTTACTATAGAATATTTGACTCCTTTTGTTACTGGCATTGCTGCGTGGGAATATATGTAGGATGACGGGAAAAGATATAAGTCTCCAGCTTTTGGCTTAATCTTTAAATTAATTTTATCAAAAAATAATTCTCCTCCTTCATAATCATCATTTATATATCCTACTGAAGATAGTACGCATATGTAGGAGTATCCATGGTCGGAATGTACTTGAAAATGCTGATCTTTTCCATACTTAACAAAATTAAAAGATTCCCAATAATTAAGTGGGGCAAGTCCGAAAAGTTTTCTATAATCTTCTACTGGGCCTAGTTGAGCTTTATAGGAGTCTTCCCATATTTTTTCTAAAGCTATTTCTGTATCGGTTTTGTTTTCTGGCATTACCATTTCTCCGCCTAGCATTAAATGTCCATTATCATTGCTTTTAATTTTAAAATCAGCACAATCTCTATATCTTTTATCTGTGTACGAATAACCAGTTTGTGCTATTTTCCATTTATATGAATTATTTTCTTTTGATAATTCTGATTCTAGACGATTAATTAAATTCATAGATTCTGGGAAAACGTTTCTATAAACCATTATTCCTGGGGCTAGGTATTCAGCGTTTGATAACATTTATACTCCTTTATGATGTTTATCGTTATAGTCAAACATAGTTACTATTGAATATTTAATTCCGTTTTTTATTGGTAAAGATTTATGAGAATATATAAAGGTAGAAGGAAATAAATATAATTGTCCTGCCTGTGGTTTTATATATATATTTAATTTAGGGAAAAATAGTTCTCCACCCTCATAATCATCATTTAAATAACCAACACCAGATACAGTACAAACATATGCGTCTCCATGGTCTGAGTGTTCTTCAAAATGATGACCTTCAAAATATTTAACAAAATTAAAAGCTTCCCAATAATCTAGTTTAATATTATACATTTTGCAATAATCTTCTAAACAATCTTTTTGAGCATTATAAGAATCTTGCCAAATAGATTGAATTTCTAAACTATTTTTATTTTTTATTACTGAAATATTATTTGATTTTGAAATTTTAAAATCTAAACAATTTCTGTACTCTGGAACTTTTTTCTTCCAGCCAACCATAGCCTCTTTCCAAGAATAAATACCATTACTTTGCTCTATAGTATTTTCTAATCTATTAATTAGATTTAAAGAGTCTGGGAATACGTCTTCGTACAGCCAAATTCCATAACCGACTTCTTGCTTTTTCAAATAAATATCTTTCTACTAGTAAATCTTAGTATATCAAAATATTTTATTTTTGTCTATGTTATTTATTATGTGTTAATATGCCATTGGCATAAATTAAATCATAAGGTTCGGCATTGAAGGTATGAACAGTACATTCTTCAACTATTACATCTATAGAAGTAATTTCTTCTGTATAGATATTTCCTGATGAATCATGTTTTGATAAAATATCTCCAACTTGAATAGAATCGGCTAAAATAAAACTATTTTGACCATTTCTAGTAATAAACATTGGATGTTCTTTAGTAAATCTAGAAGAAGGATCATTATTTATGATTATTGTTTCTTCTGCTAAAGAAGTATACTTATTTATAACTTCTGTTTTTACTAATCCATTAAATGTCGCTGTAGGACTTGTCCAGAATAGTGATGAATAAGCTGCTTCATCTGAAGGTAATTCTTGGATTTCTACTGCCCAAATCCAATCTCCTTCTTGAACATCTTTTGCTGGTTTATATTCTATAGAATCATTTTCTCCAACAACTGTTACTGGTGTGTCATCATGAAGACACTTACTGAAGTATGGAGGACCGAAGAATCCTGGAGGAGCAAAGAATCTAGGTGGGCCGAAGAATCCTGGAGGGCCAAAGAATCCTGGAGGGCCAAAGAATAGTGGTGGGCCGAAGAATCCTGGAGGGCCAAAGAATAGTGGTGGGCCGAAGAATCCTGGAGGGCCAAAGAATAGTGGTGGACCGAAGAATCCTGGAGGAGCAAAGAATGATGGTGGGGAGAAGAATGTTGTTACTTGACTTGTAGTTCCTCCTAAAGATGTACCATTAGCATTAATAGCATAAATAGTATAACTTTGTGAAGTTCCTCCTGTTTCTGAAACTTGATAGGATGATCCTGTAATATTTTGATAAGATGGACCATCTGAAGAAACTACGGTATAAGATGTAATTGCTTTACCACCGCTTGCTGGCTCTGTCCATGAGACGTCATCTTTATCTGCTATAGTTGAAGAAACTGAAGGAGAGAGTGGAGCTTGTGGTACAGTAGTAATTAATACATTACTAGAAGCATCAGATATTTCAGAATTACCATAAGAATTTGTTGCATATACTGTAAATGTATATTCCGTATTAGAGGCTAATCCTGTAATTACTAACGGTGATGATGAACCTGTCACTGTTAATCCAGTTGGACTAGAGGTTACTGTAAATGAATCTGCTGGCTGGGATCCTGCAGGTAAACTAAATGAAATTGATGCTGATCCGTCGTTATATGCTCTACCTGTACCAACATCTGATACTGAATCAATTATTGGTTTATATGGTTGCAAGAAATCATTTGCTTGCTGGGATTTTCTTCCAGATCTTTTACTCATTTTTTATCTCCTTATGCTTTCAAGTCTCCGTATGCTACCCAAGAGTTTTCTCCACGCTTAAGTAGTGTACATGATGACCATTGTGTACGTAATTTTAGTCCTGGGGTTGCATTTACTGTAACTCCAGTGTCTCCTGCTATTGTAATTAATCCAGTATTAATTCCAAGAATATCTAGAGTAGTTCCGACTGGGAAAGCTACAGCTGAATTTGTTGGAATTGTTATTGTTACTGGGTCTGTTGAGTCTACTTCAATAATAGAATCTCTTTCAGAAAGCGCTGCCAAGGTGTAGCTTGCTGTTTTTTGAATAATTGGAGTTATTGATGGAACACCCTGTTTTGTTTGTTCTCCATCTGCAAAAGTTACTCCAGAAGAAACTGTTATATCTGTAGCAACAAGATTTGCTATTTCTAGATCATCTAATGACCCTTGTGTAAAGTCTACGGTTGTAGAAGGCTCTGAAGTTACACCTTTAAAGAGTTTCCATGTATTTGCAGAAACATCTCTTACTATACCAGCATGTTTTGCTGCTCCGTCATTGTAAGCAACGACAAGTCCAAGGTCTACTGTATTTGCTGCATTTTCATGAGCAAGTTGAACCATATTATCTTCAATTGTAATAGATGTTGCTGAAGCAGAAAAATTAGTACCATTAATTGTAAAGTCTCCGTCTACAATTAGGTGATTTGTTGTTGCTGTTCCTGTAAATGTTGGGGAAGCCAATGGTGCCTTAAGATCAAGAGCTGTTTGTGTTGCAGTTGATATCGGCTTATCTAAATCAGCCGTATTATCTACATTTCCTAATCCAACCATGCTTGCTGTAATTCCAGATACTGTGCCAGTAAATGTTGGGGAAGCAATTGGTGCTTTAAGATCTATTGCATCCTGCAATGCTTCATCTGCTGTATCTACATATGATGTAAGTGCTAATGCTGATGTATCTGCAATTCCATGAACGGATGTAGTCGCATTATTATGATTTGATATTGCTGAAGCTAGATTAGATGCAGTTGTTGCTGCTTCTTGTGATATTGCATAAGAAAGAGCTGTTGATGTAGTCAGATCTGCTGTATCTACAATTCCATGAACATTTGTTGTATCGGAATTATGTGTGCTAACTGCTGTATCCGCATAGCTTTTTGTAGCTAAATCTGCTGTATTTTCTATTCCATGTATACTTGTTGTGTCAGAACTGTGTGTGCTAACTGCTGTATCTGCGTAATTCTTTGTAGCTAGATCTGCTGTATCTGCAATTCCATGAACTCCAGTAGTATCAGATTCATGTGTGCTTACTGCAGAATTTACATATGATTGTGTAGCTAAATCTGCTGTATCTGCAATTCCATGAATTCCAACAGTTTCAGTATTATGTTCGCCTACAGCATTATCTGCATAAATTTTTAATGATGTATCTAGGCTACTTATGTCATCTTGTATTGCTATTTCTTTTGAATTAGCTGTTCCATAGTTTACTACCCATTTATCATTAGTTTCATTCCATTGAATAAATGCTGGATCTTGAGATCCTCGTCGTACTGAAAATGCTGCGCTTAGTGTTGGATTTCCTGTTGTAACATTTGAATTTAATACGATTTCGTTATCTTCAACAAGAACTTCAGACACATTTAATGTAGTTGTATCTCCAGAAACTGTTAGGTTACCAGGTACTACCAAATCTCCGTCTGTTGTAAGAACTGCTACTGTACCAGTAGCATTCGGGAAAGTAATTGTTCTATCTGCAGTTGGATTAACTACTGTAAGTGTAGTTTCATATTCATCTGCTGAAGATCCTTCTAGTATAATGCTGGATTTTGGAATTAATAAGTTTCCATCTGCATCTAATTTTGCAGGACCGCCTGCATTTCCAACATCTGAAATTAATACGTAGTCAGATGCTACTGTATTATTTAATGAATTTATTTCATCATCAACATATGTTTTTGTTGCAACAACATCTGTGTCGATTCCTAATGAAATTGTATTTGTATTATCATTATAAGATTTTGTTAACCCTGAGCCCATTGAAAGAGCTTGATCAATTGCATCTTGTGCAATTTCGCTAATAGCTGGGGAATCTGATGCTATATATTGAAGGGAGCTCCAACGAGTAGATCCGTCACCTATTTTAATTTTACGTGTATTTGTTTCTACACCCATTTCACCAGCGGCTAATACTAGACCACCTGACGAATTTAGAGCGGTATCAGCATTTGTCCATTCGGTTGCTGTACCTCTACGTATTTGAATTCTTACTGTTGACATATTTTGTCCCCTTTACCCTTAAATTATATCATTTAAATATTATAATGATTAGGCTATTACGCCACCATCAAATATATATCTAAAAGAAGTGCTAGTTGGGTCTCCTCCATTAACAAATTTACTTGTGCCAGCTGGAGTAACCCCATTTCCTTGAACAATATAGGTTGGATTACCATCATAATCAATAGATAGTGCTATATCCTCAAAAGATAATGTTTCGGCATCAGATAATAGTGCTATCTGAACCCATTCGTTATTTACATAAACTTTTAATCTATTTGTCTCTGAATCAAATGCTAATTGAGTACCATTTAAAACAAAGTCTGAATTAAATGTAGCCGTTCCATTTACATTTAATCCATTTTTAACTTTAAAATTTCTATTATTAGTTGCCATCGTATTGAACCTCTATATTATTAACCACTTGTTGTGGGACATCTGAAAGCAGTGCTAACTCAAGCCATTCGTTATTAACGTTGACCTTGAGTCTATTTGTTTGAGAGTCTATTGAAATCGGGGTGCTATTAATAACCATAGTGGATCCAAGTGTTGCTGGTCCATTTACGTCTATGCCATTTTGGACATTAAAGTCTTTGTTATCTGTAGTCACGAGTTCCCTATCCCCCGATTTTATTTGTGGGGAGATTCAGGCTCTCCCCTGGCCTATTATTTAATTATATTAAAAGAGATCCAGCTACCATAACTTCAGAGTTATTGTTTGCTGGTGTTACACGGATTCGTACATCATTTCCGCTTACATCTGCTGAAATTGTTCCAAGAGATGTTCCGCTTGTTGAAGACATTCCGTATTCTGTTAGGTAAACATTGTCAGATGTATCTAGAGTTACAAGAACTTCAGAAACCTCTGTGTGTGATCCATTCTTAATTTTAACCAAGAATTTAGCACTGCGATAATCAGCCTTTAGCCAAGAATATGCAGTTGTTGCTGCTGCTGTAGCAATATTGCCTGTAGTTGCGGCAACTTCCTTTGAAACTTCATTGATTTCAAGAGATGTAAATGAACGATCAGTTCCATCTACTGCTGAACGGGCACGAGAATCTGTAAAGTAAAGATTTGTACCCTCTGCTACATCATCTGTATCTAAACCTGTTACAGATATTGTATTTGAAGTAATATCAATATTTGCGCCTGCTGTTAATGTATCTTGTTTAGCTGCAATTGCATTTGATACGGTAGTAAAATAGTTTTCGTCATCATTAATTGCTGCTGCAATCTCATTAAGAGTATCTAGAAGTCCAGGAGCTCCGTCTACAAGATTATCAATTGCATTATCAACATATGTTTGAGTTGCAATTGTATTATCTACAGATACTACGCCAGTTGCGCTGTCATAACTGATTCCAGTTCCTGCGGAAATTGCTCCACGAGCACGAGTATTGGTGAAATATTGATTACTTACGCCCTCTTCAATATCGTCTGTATCTAGTGCATTAATAGCATTATCTGTATATGTATTAGCTGCTGCTTCTGCGGATGATGCTGCACCTGATGCGTCGTATGCTGATGCGGTAGCATCTAATGCACGTTGATTTGTGAAGTAAAGGTTTGCACCTTCTGTTACATCGTCTGTTGTGTAGGTAAGATCAATATTTCCAATTGCTGTATCTACATAAGACTCTGTAGCATATCCGCTAAGGTCTGCAGACTTTAGATATCCGTAACCATCGATTGTTGTATCAAGGTTTGCAGTTGTTGTGTAATCAGCAAGGGCAGAAGTAATGTCTCCAGTTCTTGCAAGATCTGAAGAGTTATTTACTTGAAGTTCTCCGCCTCCAGTTACTGTAAAGTCAGATGATACAGATTTTACAAGAGTTGCTCCACCAACGAGGTTGAGAATATAAGCATCTCCACCTGTTTCGGTTAATACGTTTTGACCATTTACGGTAGCAGTTGATCCTTCTACTACAAGGCCATTTTTAATTCTAAAGTTTTTATTTACTGTTGCCATTTTATCCCCTTATACTGCTTTTTTATACTTTAAGCGCCGTTCTGTAGAACCTAGCAGTAACTGCTGTGCTCGTTGGAGTCACGCATAAATTAATTATACCTGAATTTTCTTCTAAAGTAACTGTTGCTAAAACATTTTCGGTATTAGAAGAAATCTCGTATTCTTGCAAATGGAAATCTACTCCATCTTGTATTAAATCTAAAGCTTCAGAAACAAACTCTGAACCTCTAGAAATCTGAATTACCCATCTTACTGTTCTATATAAAGTTTTTGCAAAACTATCAATAGTGGTTTTGTTTTCAATTCCACTTATTGAAATATCATTATTTCCTTCTAAACCAAGAAGAGTAGCAATAGATTCTGTACTGTTATCTAATCCAGCTAATTGAGTTAGTATGTCTGATATTTTATAGTCTATAGAATTTGTATCATTTGATCCATCTATACCAACTTTTGTTTGTAAAGCTTCAATAGCATCATTAGCATTTCTATGTTGCTGTGAGTGAGAAGGATTACTTAAAGAGTCAGTTGAATTTGGATTAGTTAGGGTGTCTAAACTGTTTGGAAAATTAGTTGCCAACTGTTCCACCATCCATCAAACTTAAATTTGACGATTGGGCATCACTTAATGTATCTGTCGGTGATCCACCGTCAAATCCAATTATATCAGGTAATTCTTCTTGGGTAATATTATTTGTATTAATTTCTTTAAATGTTATTTGATTACCAACGTTAATAGTATGTACATCTCCATCATAACTATGTGTATGCATATAGAATGGTGTTGGATCTGAGGATGCTGGCGTAATGTCAATCCAATCTAGTCCATTATAAAGTTTAATGTTTTTTGTTATAAGGTTAAAGTAAACATCTCCAGCCGACCCAGAAACTGGGTCGGTGGACAATGTTAGAAGGTTTAGTGGAACCTTCATTTTCTTTGACATTATATTATCCTATTACTACTACTCTATATTCATTTAATGTTGGTGCAACAGCAAATGAAACTGTTACATAATCATGATGTGTATGAACAACATCTGCTATTATTTCAGCTTTATTGCTAGCTACATATACTGACACAACTACATCTTGTGTATTAAAGTTGTGTGTAATATTAAATGAAGTATTTGAATTATCTCCAATTGTTTCTGAATATTTTCTTACTCCGTATCCAGAAGCAAAATAAACAGTATCTCCATCTACTTCAAGACCTGTACCTACATTTACTTGCAATCCAGAAGAACTTGTTGAAAGTCCGCTGTCGGTTGCTAACTTAATAGAACCATTTGAATTTAATCCGCCGTCTGAGGTTGGACTAAATGATACTTCCAATCCGTCAATTGCTATACCAGAACCAGCAACCATCGTGCCAGAACCAGAGAATTGTGACCATTCTTGATTTGTAAAATCAGTTAAGTAATGATTAGATTGTACCCAAGATGTATTACCATACTGAGTTCCTTCCATTACGAATACTGCAGCACCTACTAATTCTTCATAAGTATCAGCATCGTCTGCTCTAGAAAGTGATAAATTACCAGAAACTAAAGAGGCAACATAAATACCATTCTCTGAAGCTGTGGATTGTCCTGTAAGAAGGAATCTATATCCAACATCACTTGTAGTTACAGCATGGCCATCATATGTACCAGCCATATTTGTTAGATCAGATATATTTGAATCAACAAGAAGATTTACTGCTTGCTTCCAATCTAATCCAGATATTGCATTATCAACATATCGTTTATTTGCAGCATCTTGTGGATCTTGTGGGTCTGCAAGACCAATAATTTTTTGATCATTAGCATCTAAATTAGCACCTAGAGATGTTGTTGATCCTAATACTTTATTTGTAAGTGTTTGAGAATCAGAAGTTCCTACAACATTTCCAGTTACTCCATGTACACCTGTTGTTAAATTATTATGTGTAGATACTGCATCGTCTGCATACTCTTCTGCGTTTGCTTGAGCTGTTGCTGCAGAACCAATTGTATCCCATAGACCTGTATTTGCATCAATTGCTCTTTGATTTGTAAAATATAGGTTTGAGCCTTCTGTAAGATCTGTAGTTGTGTGTGTTAAAAATTGATCTGCTACAACAAAATCTACGGCATTATTAGCATCATCATATGATACTGTGATCCCTGTTTGAATTCCTGCCTCAAGTGCTAAACCTGCTGCATCTTGTGCTCGTTCATCTGTAAAATATTTATTTGATGCACCTTCTTCAATATCATCTGTATTGATATTGTTTATTGCATCTGTTATGTCTTGTGCATTTGCACCTATCTGTACCCATGCTGAGCTTGTATCTAAATACAGCGTTCCTGTTTCTGTATCGGCATATACTAGACCCGCTTTTGAAGGCGCTGGCCTACTTGCTGTATTACCATATTCAATAGATCCACTACCTACCCATTGTGAACCATCATATACACGTAACTCATTGTCTACGTTATTAAAGTAAATCTGACCTGCCACTGGTGAGGATGGGTTAGAGGACAGATTTTGAATTCTAGCATTTTGCAACTCATTTTTATTGAGATTAATACTAGTAGCGAATAATCTTGCCATTTTTTATTTCTCCTTTATGACAGGTATGCTGTCCCTGAAAATGGTTGAGCCATAGTCAGTGTTATTTGATTTGTGTTATTATAATCTATTCCAGTTTCAAGTATATCTCCAGAACTAGATTTAACTGTTACGTTTGGGAAAAAGTCTAAGTTATGATTAATTACAACAGAATAGATTCCATTTACTGGACCAGATACTTGCGCTAATTCCCAAGAAGTACTATAAGAATAGTCAGATCCTTCTTGAATAAATTTAATAACTGTAGCACCAGACCAACTTAAATCAGTTAGTTTAGGTCCATAAAAATCTGTAGTTACTGTGTTGTAATAAAAGTCTCCAGTTACTCCTAAATTTCCAGAAGGAGCACCTGTTCCATTTAATATTGTTCTACCTGCTGGACCTTGTGGACCAGGAGATGAAACTATAACTTTTCTTTTTTCTTCTTTTACTATTACTTTCTCTGTCATATAGTCACCGATCTACTGAGTGTTAAAAACCCTTCAAGGAGTTTTATTTTATTCCCATTAGAATCGACGACCATAATGTCATAAGAAGATTTTGGATAGAACAATTTATTTGTTTGAGTAGGTGTCATTTTAACTGTTAGTGTTCCAGTTGGGCCATTAATTGTAATGCCACCAGTTGGTGAAGTTAAAGTAAATGCTAATTTAGATCCACCCTTTGTATCACGCACCTGCATTTTTGCAGTTGAGTTGGAAAGATTTATGGGCGTCACTTCATCCTCTTGAGTATATTGAACTTCAAAAGTAAAAGTAGCATTTTGATCTACTTCAAAATTTTTTTGTACTGCCATTTGCAAAATCTCCTAAAATAGGAAAACTCCTATGCTCATTTTAGCATAGGAGCTTTCTTAATACAGTTTACTAAATTACTTGGCTGATTTAAAACCAAATTCTTGATTGCTTGGTGATAGGGCCTTTAGAATAACTGGCGCCACTGCTGCAATTCCGCCCATTAAAAGGTCCTTTGGATTTGTATTTCCAGTCATATACAAAGCGATTGCTGCTGAAAGAAATGCACGAGCATATGTTCCAAGAGCTGCTAAGATTTGTTCTGTCATGCTTACTACTCCATCGTTATTTAGATCTTTTTTCATTAGATCCTCCTATTTCTGAGCCGTGTGCCCAGGAATTTTGGGGGTTACCCAATACTAATATAATACCACTATGCAGAAATATCTACAAGTTCACAATTTCCATCTGAAGTACAAGCTAGTGTTTGTGTTCCACTAGTTCCATCTTCTGTTTCATAAAATGATAAATCTTCCCAACGAATAGACTTAGGCATTTTAGAAACAAGATCTTCGTATTCTTCTTTTGTTACTTCTTGGTATGGCGCCTGTTTATATGAATGATCTGAATGTGGAAGAAATGAAATGCCAGATACTTCATCAAAGTGCTTATATACCCAAGCTCCTACTTCCATCCACTCATCTTCTTTTACAGATACTGTAATTGATGGTTTGTGTTCACACCATGCACGTTGATATACTAACCAAGTATTTAAATGATCAATTGCTGTCAGATCATTTCTAACAATTGCACCTTCTGGTGCTTTTACTGGAAATGAAAATACGTATGTATCATTTGGTTTCATAAAATCATCTTCTACTGGAATACCAACCTCTTTTAAAAATGTAGAAAGAGGATCTTTTTTATCTCCACGAACTGTGCGAATATAATAATCTGAATGCCAAGGATGCATTCCTGAAGATACTCCTACTAATTGAGATACAGTACCTGACGGCTTAACGCATGTAATTGCTGCCGATTCTTGTATTCCAATTTTTTTAGCTTCTTCTGCATTAACTTTTCGTGCAGACTCACGAAGATCAACTAATACCTTTTCTAATTTATTAATATCTTCTTTTCCAGAAAAGAATTTATGTCCAAATTGTCCAGTTAAAGATACTCCTAATAGGCGTTCTTCTTCTGTATTGTCTTTCCATATTTTACGAAGATATTTAAAATCTGTTAGCGTTGACTGCCAAGTTCCAAGAATTGTTGCAAGACGTACTTTATTTGCAACATCTTCAACTGTATCTTTTTCACGTAATACGACTTCTGAAAGATTACAAAACTGATAAGGACGTAAGATAATTTCTGAGCAAGGGTTGGTTCCATAATGTATTTCAGGATCCCTGCGTCCATATTTTGCCGCTTGCTTTTGAGCTGCTGCAACGTTATATATTCCACGCTCTCCTGATTTTGAGTCATATAAGTTTTTCCATTCTGTTATAAACTGTTCCATTTCTGGTTTACGAGAATAAGCAACTGAATTATTAGATAGAGCACGTTGAGAATTATTTTCCCACCAATTACCTGATTTTGCGGCGGCCATTTCTATATCATTAATATTAGAAAGAGAAATCATTGCAGAACGACGAACTCCACCTACTACAACAATTTCTCCAATTTTACACATAAGGTCATGTGCTTCAATTGGTTTTAATTGACGACCTGCTGCATTTTTAAATTTAGCAATTGTAAAATCAAAAAGATTGATTAGTGGTTGAGGTCCAGATGAACGACCTCCCATTGTTTTAAGACGTGCACCTGCTGGTCTTAATTTAGAAACATCAATTGCTGGTACTTGACCAGACCACAATAAAGCTAATAGTTCACGATATGCTTTTGCCCAACCTTGTTTTGAATCTTCTACAGAAATAATTGTATTTGTTTTTTCAAATGACTCTGGCACAGCAGGAAGTTTATTAACATACTTGTATTCAACAGAGAATCCAACACCAGTTCCACACATTAAGATATACATTGTTTCATCAAATGAACGTGGAGAATCTACTGGTACAAATGAACAATTATACCCAGCAACATGATCACGATCTAATGCTGCACCTGCAGTCATTACTGATCGCATAGACGGCATAACGTTTCTGTCAAGAACAGCTTGTTTTAATTCTTGAACAAGTTTTTCTTCTGGTTCATAGCCATGTTCTTTAAATAAATGATCACGCATGAATAAGAAATATCTATCTACTGTTTCACCCCATGTCTCTCGGCGATTCTCTTCTGGAATCCATCTTGCGTATCGAGACAGCGCAATAAAATTTTCGTAAGGGTTTTCAATAGTATATGACATATAATCCTCTTCTCCGCCTATGCAGTTTTAAAATTTAAGTGAGATCTAAGTGTATCAAATGTTATTTATAGAGGGAAGAGTTTATTGAAATTTTTCAAAAATATTTTTAAATGCATTATTAGTCAACTGGTCCCAGTTATAATCTTTATGTATTTTAGTTGACTGAGCAAAATAATATCCAGAATATGCATTAAAATTTATTGCTACATCTCTCATAAGTTCAAGTAGATGTTGATAGTTTGGCTCTAATACTTTTCCTTCATGTGGAAATGGCCATGGTGAATCTATTAATTCTGATTTTAACTTTAATGGTCCTAGATAATTTTCATAATGTGCCCAGCCACTAGTACATATTGTTGGCATTCCAGTTGCTAAGGCTTGAAGTGGGATAAAACCAAAACCTTCTCCATAACTTGGATAAACTAAAACATCATGTGATTGATATAGTTGAACTAATTCTTCATCATTTAAAACATCAGTTATTAAATAAATATTATTATACAAAACATGCGGAAGTCCAATTATATTTTTATCTATATAATTATTATATACTCTAGTTGTATTCATCTGGTCTGCTTTTATGGTTAAAGAATATCCTTCTTTATTTCCAAATAAATTTATAAAAGCATCTACCACCATTTGTCCAGCTTTTCTTGGGGCTGGCTCCCCTAGATGTAAAAATTTTATTATTCCGTCATCATTTCTTCTATTGGGATACCACATAGGGTCTATTCCATGTGGATAAACTTTTACATCTTTAAATCCATTGTCTTCAAAAACATTTGCACACCAATTTGATGTTGTCCATATTTCATTACAAGCATCCATATAGTATTTCCACTCTTCAGGAACTATTGTTGATTCCCAGGGAGTATAGCTAATCTGATATTGATTTTTATGTAATTTGTAATGCGATGGTTGAGAAAAATTTATTTGTACTTTAGACTTTGGGTCTTGAAATGGAACAAAGTGTCCTAAATTATTTAAAGATTTAACTATATTTTTAGCTGCATATCCGTATCCATTATTGCTTTTTAAATTAATAATAGGAGTTGAAAACGAAATATTCATTAAATCCTTCTGGTCAACTGGGTTGACACGCTTACTTCCTTAATGTTATTATTATAGTTCGTTATCTCTAAAGGAGGAAATGCCAATGGAGAGAATCAAACAACGTTTGAGCGATGTTGTTCATAGTTGGGTGACAATAGGAATGATAACATTATTTCTATTTTCCGTCCAACCTGGGCCAACTGAAAGTCAAGCGCTACCTGCAAAGGTAGAAAAAACTGAAAGACAACTAAAGAGAGAAATAATAAGCAAGTTCAGTAACGATAAATATAGTAGTTCAGAAATGCTTACGGCAACAGATTTAAAAGATTTATTATGGGCTGTAGGATTTGAAGGAACTGCTTTAAAAACAGCTTGGGCTGTTGCCAGAATTGAGTCAAATGGAAGACCTATGGCTCTTAATGACAACAAATCAACTGGAGATAAATCTTACGGAATTTTCCAAATCAATATGCTTGGTAATTTAGGCATAAAGAGATTAGAAAAATTCAATTTAGTTTCAAATAAGGAATTATTTGATCCAGTAACAAACGCAGAGATAACGTACTATATGAGTAAAGGCGGCACGGATTGGTCCTCTTGGCCCAATTCTATTGGAAAGGCACGGAATCTTATTTCGGAGTTTCCTGCATCTTAAGGAGCGATATTGAAACAGATACAATATGTATCTAAATATATAGCTTTATCAGAAGAGGGTCTTGTACCTAGGCTAGAATGCCCAATGGACCAAGGCCTTCTTCTTTGTAATTTAGATTTAGAAGATAATATATACTTATACTGTCTATCTTGTTCCTATAAGAACTTTATAGGAGAAAAATTGTATAATAGTATAAAAGAAAAGGTGGATAAAAATGTCTGACGACATGAAAGAACAAAAAAATTTAGAAGACAACCTCCCTATGGTTACATATATTATGCTACATAGAATATATGATATTCTTACACTTGTAGCAAAAAATACATCTAATGATGGTGGGGATGAAGTTTCTAAATTAATAGCATATCATGATCAGGGATATCTACTAGGACCAGTCCCATCATTTACATCTGAAAAGGAGCAAGAAAATGGATAAATTTGCAGTAATTGAACTAATGGTTGAATCAATAAATATAAGAAATAGAAGAGTTGCAGTTGAATCAAATGCTAGCCTTATAGAATTAGAAAAACAAATTCTAGCATCGCAACCTTATTACAGACAAGTATGTTCAGATATTTTAGATGTTCTATCTTCTAAAGATCTATTAAAAAATATTAATTAATAAAGTTCTGGATACAAACTTTTACTAGCTCTATCTTTTCTGCTAGAGTGCCACATTGCTATAGTATACCTAATTCCAGACTCTACTTTATTAACTTTATGTATATATTCTGTACCTGCGCTTGGAAAAATAACAGCAGAACCTTCTTCTGCTTTATATTTAAATTTTTGATTTGGAAATTCAATTTCTCCACCTTCAAAATTTTCATTTAAGTATATAATGCTACTGAATTGTATGAATCCATCACCATGTCTAGGATTATCTATATGTGGTCCTGCATATCCACCTTCTACCCATGCAGTTAAATATGCTTGAGTTGTATATAATTCTGGGTAGAATCCGTACTCTTTTCTATGAGCTTCGGTTAATATATCTGAATATTTTTTAAGAATTCTGTTAACTTCTTCAGATTCTTCTAATATTCTTGCACTTTTACTATCTTTAAAAACTGAAATTTTGCCATTTTTAATTAATGATATTAAATATTGACATTCATTTTTATCTAATAAATTTTTTATTATTTTTATTCTATGAGACATAATTTTTTTTACTCATATTTTCTATAACTTCTAAACAAAAAACATTGTCACCTAAATGGTGAAAATTACCTGAACTATCATTCCATATTAATGGAAGCTTATTAAATCTTGCATATTCTATAGCATACGTAAGTATGTCTGGGCTATGCTCCTCATATGATTTAATTAATCTTAAATACTTTCTATTTTTAAATGTTGCAATATCTATAATTGCATTTGCATTTTCTGGTTTTATAAAATCTGGGACATCTGGCTGCTGTAACCATAGGCACTTATAATCTATACATGGATTTTTTGGTCTATTTTCATAATCGGTACAAACTCCACCTATTTCTAGAAAAAAACATGGCTTTCCAGGGAACATCGTATGCCCTCTTACTACATTGGCAAGTGTTCCATCACAACATTTTGTACAAGATCCGCAGGTTTTTATAGTATCTCCTTTTTATATAGTATACTATATAAGTGGAAAATAATGTAAAAATAATAGAAAATTTATTATCAAAAGACTCTTGTGATTTCATAATAGACTCTTTTAAAGATTCATTTAATCATACAAATAATAATGGAATTTTTGCTGGTCCTGGGCACTCTTTAGAAAATGCATGGCAGGTTGGGAATGAACGTATATTTTATGAATATTCTGAAGAGTCTAATAAAAATATCTCTGTAGATATGATAACTAATGTTTTGATAAATATAAAAAATATTATGTCAGAACATTATAAAGATACATTAGATTTTAAAACAATTTTTTATGGAAAAATGATTCCAGGGTCTAAATTAGAAGAACATTATGATAATTATGATAAAGATGGTAGTTTTTATTTTTCTTATGGTACAGATCCGAATATTATTAAGCAGATTGGATTAGAGCCTGATTATTCTGCTATTTTTTATTTAAACGACTCTTATAGTGGCGGAGAAATAGAGTTTCCTGATCATAAATTAAAATTAAAACCTAAGCCTGGTACTCTTATTTTTTTTAAAGGAGATATGAATTTCCCACATTTTGTAAATGAAGTTATTACAGGAAATAGATATAATTTAGTTTTATTTTTATGGAGATCAGAGTATAGAAAAAAATACTTTAATTTATTAGTTGACTTTAAAAATTAAAAATTATAAACTATTAAAGTAAGTCGAGCCTAGCTCCTTACGTAGCTACAATAAGTAGCAAAACCCAATCGGATCCGCCTCTGATTGGGTTTTCTATTGTTTAGCGGTATAATAGTAATCATGATACGTCAATCCATAGTTGCTTTAAATAGTACCCCTATTGATTTAACAAGAAGTGGGGTATTAGATAGGCCCATGGCTTTATCAATTCAAAATATTATGACGACTGGTTACGCCTACTTAGGTAATGAAAATGTAACATCTTCAGATTATGGTCATAAACTCTATCCTGGACAGTCATTCACTATTGAGCTAGCCCCAAGTGATAAAATATTTGCTGTAGGGGATGCAGGAGTTTCTGTATCATTATTTAAATTGGATATCGGATGACACAGCCAAGAATAAGAATTACTACTCCACCTTTTGATCCATCTACTATTGTTTTGCCATCTTATGTTTCTACAGTAAAGCATCTTGTTAAGAGTGATTATAATGGAACAATAAATAAAGGTCAGGCTGTATATGTAACTGGCTCTACTGGATTGAGTGGAACTAATATGCTTGTAGATAGAGCAAGCAATAATATAGAAATGACATCTTCTAAAACAATGGGATTGTTAGAAACCAGTCTTGCTAAAAATGGAATTGGATACGTTATTACTGAAGGTCTTCTTGCTGGACTAGATACCTCTGCTGCTGACCAAGCTGGTGATCCTGTGTGGCTTGGAACTAATGGTAATTTGATTTATGGCCTAACTAATAAGCCTGTAGCGCCAGCGCATTTAGTTTTTATAGGTATAGTTACTCGTAAACAACAAAACAATGGTGAAATATTTGTAAAAGTTCAGAATGGTTTTGAAGTAGAAGAAATACATAATATAGTTTTAACAAATAAATCTACTGGAGATATGTTGAAGTGGAACGGGACTACTTGGGTTAATTTTAAAGGTGCTTCTGGATCTTTTACTGCTGGAACTAAAACTGTGACTGTAACAGACGGCATAATCACTTCCATAGTATAATATACATATGAGCCCTCATGAGTTTTCTAAACAAATGATGAATCCCTATTTTCATACTGATCATTATAAAAATGAAAGTCATGAAATTAAAATGCAGTATAAAATAGAATTATTTTTTAAGAAAATATTTTTTATAAATAAAATAACTACAATTGCAAAAAAAATAGTGCGGCGGAAGTAGAAGAGAACCCATACTTACCTATACCCATATACCTAAACATTTGCCATAAAGGCCTTAGAAGGCCAATAAAGCATATTCTAGGATAAAGCTATGCCTATAGCCAAATAAGCTATAATCATAATTAATAAAGATGCTACAAATTTCTTCTTAAATGTATCTATATCCATATATTTATTGTATCATATTTCTAGTTGACTAGAATATTATATAGTATCTAAAGCTTTCTCTATAAATAAATCATATACTTTATTCATAAGATCAGGCCTTAAAGAATCTGAAGGGTGAGGCATATCATCTGGTGTGAGATCTGTTGTAAATTTTTCTACGCCCACCGCTTTATAAATATCATCTTGAGTTATTGGTTTTTCTAGTCCATAAATGTCTGAGTATTTAATTAAGGATTCTATAAATTCCTTATTTTGCTGTTGTCTTTCCTCATAAGTATAAGATGGGTGAATTCCTTCAAACTTTAATAACATTTCGGTAAATTGAGGTAGCGGTTCTATAAATCTAATTTTAGAATTCTTATAAAAACTAACAAATTGATCAACATAATGTTTAGCAACTGTATCTGCATTTTTATATTTAGGAAGGAATTGTCTTATATCTGTATAGCCTATCCAAGGCATTATTAATCCGTCATCTTTTATCTCTTGAAAATCTACAACTGTATCTCTTTTATCTGGTATAAACCGACTACTTCTTTCAGTGCCAGAGGAAAATTCATTTTCATTATATAAAAAGCTTAAGTCTATATCATATGCTTTAGTTCCAGCTTTTCCCCAGATTTTTAATTCTATTGGACAGTTGTTAGGATCCCAGTGCTCTTGAATACGGGACATATGGCAATCACCAATAAAATACACCTTTTTTAACATGCTACAAACACTATCCCTGCTCTAGATGATAAGGATTTTACTGAGTGATTTACTCCGACTTTGACAAAAACAACGTCTCCTGGTTCAGTAGGGTAATCAAAAGTTGTTCCATCTTCATTCCATACCGTCCAGACAGATTTTCCTACACAATGCATATGAATTGTGTCTCCATGGTCTGTATGTTTAGTTATACCAGTTCTTTCTTCGCCTTTTTCTTCATCAAATATAACAATAGAAAATCCGTATCTTTCTATACCGTATGCTTCTGCAACCTGCATTCTGAATTCTTTAGCTTTAAAAAAATCATCTATTAGTTCTCTAGTGACATCATTTAAAATATAAAAACCAGGAGCATCAGATCTATATAAATTTGTATCTTTGACTTCCGCCATATAATCTAAAAAATTTTCCCAATTACAATTTATGTCTATTACATTTTTAAATATAGTATGATTAATATCTTGTTCTTTGGCAGATTTAATTAAATCTTTTAAATTATTCATATTATTATATTATACTATTGTTTCTTTTTAGGGATATTTCCAGATTTAGAGCATACAACCCCTACACCCCTTTTTAAGAAAAGGACCCCGAAATTGTCTTTTAAGGTTGTAAGCCTGCA